GAAGGGGGAAATTAGTATGTGTCAATTTATAAGTTTTCATCACAGGCCCGACAACGGAGATATTGCGGTTAGTGTTTTGGACTCGCACGCTGATACGGAAAAAAATTTGAGTTTAGACCTAAAGCTCTGGCGAGAAGGGCATTATTTGCCTGACGGTAACATTGAGTGCAGGGTTGCGAGTGATGACAGAGTTACGCAAGAAGAATGTAATATAAGATTAAAAAAGAGGTTTCCTACATTTGTTAAATTTTTCAACTGGTGCATGAAAGAAACAGGACAGGAAGAAGCATTTAGCGGTTCGCTTAACCTCAGAGGTTTAACCTCAGCAAAGGGATTGGTTCTGCCCAAGAGCATAGGCGGTTGGCTTAACCTCAGAGGTTTAACCTCAGCAAAGGGATTGGTTCTGCCCAAGAGCATAGGCGGTTGGCTTAACCTCAGAGGTTTAACCTCAGCAAAAAAAGCGCAAGTTACAAAAGGAATAAAAGTTTTAGGAAAGATTTATTAAAAAAAGGGGGGCAGTAATATGTGGAAAATAGTCAGCAATCGGGATTTGAAAAGCTTACAGGAAAGCATTGACTTATTAGAACAGGATGTCAAAAAACTTATCTTGATTAACAAAATTTTAAAGCGTGATAATACTATATTGGTTAGGGAAAATCAGGAACGCCAGGAACTTTTAGACCAGATGGCTAACCACATCATCACGGTTGAAGGCGAGCTGAAATTGGGAATTAAAAGACTGCCAAACGGGATGTGGGCGATATGACATACCTTCAAATCGTGAAACACTTAAGGGAACAGCAAAAAAAATACCTCGCCGAACTGAATAATAAGAATTTGCCGAAGTCAACCTTACAATATTTGCAGGAGAAGCTGGACGCTGTGAACAAGGTTTTAGAGCCGTTTAATAAGGTGGAGCTATGACCGACCCTGAATACCAGAACAAGACCTATGAAGAAATAGTCGAAGTTATGCGGGCGAGGCATTAACCTTGTATTACATATTCAAGTATCTGGAAGGAGAGTGTAATGAAACACATTAAAGGTTTTAAGGCATTTAAGAAAGGTATGGTTTGCAACAATTTTAGGTTTGAAGAGGGAAAAACTTACGAAACAAACGAAGCCAAGTGTTGTGAAACAGGTTTTCATTTATGTATAAATCCGTTGGATGTTTTGAACTATTATGATTTATGCGACAGTGAATTTGCAGAAGTTGAGGCGTTAGGGAAAATAGATAAGCATAAAGACGATAGCAAGTTGGCAACAACCAAAATTAAAATTGGGGCTAAAATAGGATTGAGTGATTTTATTAAATTGTCTATTGATTTTGTTTTAAAATCTTGTAAGCATACCTCAAAAAATAAGCAGGCCAGCTCCGGGTATAACGCCAAGCAGGCCAGCTCCGGGAATAACGCCCAGCAGGCCAGCTCCGGGAATAACGCCCAGCAGGCCAGCTCCGGGAATAACGCCCAGCAGGCCAGCTCCGGGAATTACGCCAAGCAGGCCAGCTCCGGGGATAACGCCCAGCACAAAGCAATAGGTAAAAATAGTGTTATTGTCTGCGCAGGAATGGCCTCAAGAATAAAAGGTGTTAAGGGGACATTCTTTGCATTGACGGAATGGGGTTACGATAAAGAAAATAATTATTATCCCTTAAACATTAAAACAGGCAAAATCGACGGTGATGAATTAAAAGAAAATACCTGGTATGAATTAAAAAATGGTGAATTTATTAAAGCAGAATAAAGGGGGTATGTAATGGATAACGGATTTAACAAAGCCTGCCCAAGCGGAAACCACATGATAGATTGCCGGCATACCGAACATCTGCACTGGTATTGTTCCGAGTGTGATGAAAAAATCAGCGAAATTGTTTCAATGGAAAACAACGGGTTATGCGAGGAGTGCTGGATTGATAAAATGTCCGAACAGGAAAGGAGCGAGTAATGGGAAAAGAAAAGACTATGTGTAGTAATGGTGAAAAAAGTAAAGAGGTGGTGAAGGTGGAGAATACGACTCCAGCGACAGTGTTGGATTTCGCAATTCAGAATAACGCGCCGCTTGAAAAAATTGAAAAGTTCATGGAGTTGAAGAAAATTTGGGAAGAAAGAGAGGCGAAAAAAGCGTATATCGAGGCAATGACCGCTTTTAAAAAGAACCCGCCGGAGATTGTTAAAGACCGCAAGGTAGCGTTTAAGGATGTTAAATATAATTACGCTTCTCTTGCTAATGTTTGCGATAAAATAAACGGGGCGTTGAGCCAGCACGGATTATCGGCTTCTTGGACAACTAAACAGAACGGGCAGATTATTGTTACCTGCAAGATAACTCATATCTTAGGGCATAGCGAAGAAACTGGATTGTCAGCTCCGGCAGACACGACTGGAAGCAAGAACGCAATTCAAGCTATCGGCTCTACGATTAGTTATCTGCAACGATACACATTGCTCGCCCTGTGCGGTCTTGCTACGGAAGAAATGGATGATGACGGACAATCAGCGGGGGCTTCTTATATCACCCAGGAACAGCGAAACATTATTGCTGATTTGATTATTGACAAGTCCGTTGATGAAAAAATTTTCCTGAAATTTTTCGGCGCAGAAAGCTTGGATAAGATACCCTCTACCTCGTATGATAAAGCAGTCAAAGCTCTGCAAGCAAAGGTGAAGAAATGATTATTTTAGACCTTGAACAACGAAGCCCGGAATGGTATCAGGCAAAGGCGGGGTTGCCGAGTGCAAGCGATTTTGACAAAATACTAACCCTTAAAGGCGAACCGTCAAAGTCAAGGCAAAAATATCTGTATCAGTTAGCTGGAGAAAAAATTATCGGGGTAAAAGAGGCAACATATCAGAGTTTTGCGATGCAGAGAGGGGTTGAGCTTGAGGCAGAGGCAAGAAACTATTACGAACTTCTATATGATAGCGTTCAGGAAGTTGGGTTGTGTCTTGCGGATAATAAGCTCTACGGCTGTTCCCCTGATGGATTGGTCGGCGAAGACGGGGGGTTAGAGGTTAAATGCCCCTCGTTAGCAGTTCATATCGAATATCTACTTAAAGGCGGCCTGCCCAGCGATTACTTTCAGCAGGTGCAGGGTTCTTTATTTGTTACGGGCCGCAAGTGGTGGGATTTTATGAGCTATTATCCTAACTGCCAAGCCCACATTATCAGGGTAACACCGGACAAGGAATTTCACAGGGCATTAGCGGTAGAGCTTCAATTATTCTGTAAAGAATTAGATGAGATAACTAAAAAGTTAGGGGGGTAAAATGGAAAATAATTTGGCGTTGATTGTCAAAGAGAGCGGGTTGGAGAGTACAAAGGCAAAATATATTTTGGAGAATTTCCAGAATTATTTTGAGATCGCCGCCGAGTGGGAAGCTAAAGCAAAAACGATAAGGGTTACGGACGCTTCTCAAACAGCGGATATGGAAATGGCGAGAGTGGGGAGATTGTTTTTGCGGGAAAAAAGAATTGCTATTGAGAAAGCCCGCAAGGAATTAAAGGAACAGGCATTAAGAGAGGGCAAGGCGATTGACGGGATTGCTAATGTATTAAAAGCCCTTATTGTTCCGGTTGAAGAATATCTCGACCAACAGGAACATTTTGTAGAAATTCAACAGCAAAAAGAAAGAGAGAAGCTGCTTTTGGAAGCACAGCAGAAGGAAGAAGAAGAACGGATTGCCAAAGAAAAAGCGTATGCCGAAGAGCTTGAAAAGAAACGGATTGAAAACGAAAAACTAAAAAAGGAAGCCGAAGCCAAAGAAAAGGCGTTGGCAAAAGAAAGGGCAACGGTAGAAGCTGAAAAGAAAGCCCTTGAAGAAAAAAACCGCAAGGAAAGAGAAGCCATCGAGAAGAAAGCCAAGATTGAAAGAGAAAAAGCCCTTGCAGTTGAGAGAGAAAAGCAGGAAAAGAAGTTAGCCGAAGAACGAGCCAAAGCGGAAAAAGAACGCAAGGCGAGAGAAGCACAAGCCGCCGCCGAACGCAAAAAAGCGGAATTAAAATTAGCGCAGGAACGCAAGGCAAGGTTAAAAGTAGAAAAGATTTTAAAAGAGGGGATTGATTGCCCATACTGCGGAAAAAAGATTTCTTTTGACAAAGAAAGTTAATGGTGATATACTTTTATTGTTGAGAGAGGGGCGAATTTTTTATGTCTAAAACAATGGCGACCGTAGGATGTGAAGGGCTTAATCGTTCTTCTCTCAACCATCTGAAAGTCGCTATTTTTTTGGGGTAGGGAAAGATGTTTGATAAAGCAAAATATATGAGAGAATATTTAAAAAATAACCCTGAACGTGTTTTAAGGCAGAAAAAGGCAACTAAGAAATGGGCAGATAAAAATAAGGAACCAAGAAAAAAATATTGTGAAAAATGGCGAAGTGAAAATAAAGAACTTTGTTATCAACTTAAGCGAAATTGGAGAATAAAAAATAAAGAAAAA